CGAACAGCAGCCACGCGACAAACGAGCACCACCAGGCGGCCCCGTGGCCGCTGATCTCCAGCGCCCGGGTCACGTGCAGCTCACGCCAGCAGTAATCCGACAGCGTGTTATTCGCGTCCGTGAACAGGGCGTACAGCTCGGGCACCAGGAACGCCACGGATGCGGCGATCAGCCCGGCAGGCCAGTACGTATTACCCCACATCACAGCCGCCTGTCGGCCAGCAGCCCGAACGCGCCCGCCACGAGGGCGGCAACACCCCACGCGGGCACCTGGCGGAAGACGCCGTGCACGACCACAGCAGCCCCGTACGTCACCGCCGCGGCGCCGCCGACACCCGGCACCGTCCGGGACCAGCCCACGACCGTACCGGCGGCCGCCGCCGCGGCCAGCACCGGCCTGCTGCGCAGCAGCAACCGCCACTCCCGGCGCACCTTCCCCCGCACCCGGCCCCGGCCGCCGCACTCCCGGCAGTCCAGCCCGTTCACCTCGCCGCCCCCGGCGCACCCCGGGCACGGCGGAGCCGCCAGCGGAGCGCGCACGGCAGCTACCACGGGACTCCTCACGTCCAGGTTGACAACAGTGTAAGCCCGCAGTCACGCCCGCAACGATAACCACACCGTGCCGACGGGTCACGCCGGGAAGTTCACGCAGGCGAACCGGCCGAAGTGCTCCAGTGCGGCGGCATCGTAGGCGCGGGCGGCCTCGATCTCGTCGCGGTAATAGCCGAGGGACGCGCGCCGGCCATCCGGCAGCTTGATGTACGCACGCCACTTGCCCATCCTCTTATGCCAGCTCACGCCTTTGAATCGCGACGAGCAGGGCCGCGCCTGCTTGCGGGCGTTCTGGTTGTTCTGGCTCTGATTGGCGGGGCGAAGGTTCGACCGCTGGTTGTTCAGCCCGTCGTGGTCCTCGTGATCAATGCCGCGCATGCCCATGATCAGCTGGTGCATGGACTGGCGGCGACGAGGCAAGCCGCCACGGGACGATATCCAGCGGACGGCATAGGTGACTTGACTTTGACTAGGCCGGAATGCACACCAGTTGTACTGACTGACGAGCGTGTAATCCTCATCGTCCACCAGGGCACAAAGGCCGCCATTGCCAAGTTTTACCTGCATAACCATACTGTCGTACTCCAATCAATAGCAGGCGCAAGCCGCGCCAGCGCGTCAACGCCCATGCACAGCGTGATCGCCGCGTCGATATGGATCCGCGAGCGCGGCTTCGACAGCGTGAAACCGCCTGTCTCCTGCTGCCGCTTCACCGCCGCATTCACCTGCCGGGTATCGTCCGGGTCGCCGTCATGCACGATCTGCTGATTGACGATCATGTCGAACGCCAGGCCGCACGCCGGGGCCATCTGAGCAGGTCCCTGGCTGAACTCGATCACCAGGAAACCCTCCTCCTCAAGCATCCTTGCCGGAAGCTCAAAGAACCGCGGGTCGTACACCAGGCCCCGGAAGCGCGGGCCGAGCTCAGTCGCACGCGCCCGGATGAAGTCGAACACCTCGAGGTGGTCGATCCGGCCGCCCTGCGCGTACCAGGTGCGGTTCACCGTCGCCACCCGGCCGTCGTCCAGCTGCGCCAGCTCCTTCACCGACACGCTGTCCCGCTTCAGCGCCATGTCGACGGCGAGGACCGTCGGCTCATGCCCGGCGATCTCCCACGTGCCCCTGCACTTCGCGTACGCGCCCGGATGATCGGCCAGCCACGACTCCGACGCGACGTCCACCCACCGGTTCGCGTAGTAGCGGATCCACTCATGACTGGCCACCTCGGGCTTGTCCCACTCGCGAACCCGCTTCTCCACGTCCCACAGCACCCCGGCCGCCTCGCTGCCCGCGATCACGGCCTTCCGCCGGTGCGCCGGGTCCGCGAAATCACCGTCCTCCCCCTCATGCCAGTCAAACAGCAGCCGCGGCGCGATCGACGGGTCACGCTCGGCCCGCTTGCCCTGCAGGTACATCGCGCCGAGCAGCGAATGCTCCACGTCGAACCCGGCCGTCGAGATGTTCAGGATCCGGCCCGGCCCGCGAGTCACCTCCGAACCGTCCGGCAGGCGGCAGACGAGACGCCGCTTCGCGGTACTTTTCCCGATCACCATATGCACGCGGGCCTTATTCGACCCGACATCCCCCCACTCGTGGACCTCGTCGCACACGAACAGCGACGGCAGGCCGCCCTCGTTCGTCCCCGCCACCGCCGCCACCCGCTTCATCATCCCCGGCCGCCCGTCCGCATAGCGGATCTCCGTGTCATACACCTCCGCGTACCCGCACAGCGGCGCCTCCCGCACCGCCTGATCCCGGCCGCCCAGCATCGTCCCCGCGATCGAGAACAGCAGATCCGCCTGCTCGAACGACGCCGCCGCGTTCACGATGTTCGGGCTCACAGGGGCGATCTGCGGCGGCCCGAACATCTCCAGACACTCCAGGCCAGCAACAAACGTCGTCTTCCCGTCACCCGTCGCCGCCCCCCGCACAGCCGTGTCGAAATGCCAGTAGCCGCACGACGGGCAGAACTCATACCAGCGCCACAGGAACCGCTTCTGGTCAGCCCGGAGCGTCAGCGGCTTCCCGAACCAGTCGCCCTCCGCGCAGATCAGCAGCGACTGCATCCACCGCACCGCCGCCGCACCCTCCGACGGCCAGCGCTCGCCCGGAGCCGGGCGCCAGCCGCAATCGACGCAGCCGGGGTCAGCGGTCAACGGGACGCCAGATCCCGCGCCAGCGGATCCGGTCGCACTCGCGCCTGAATGCCCGCCGGTCAGCCCGCTTGTACTGGCGGTACCACCACCACTGCACCGGCCGCCACTCCCACCACTGCACCGGCCGCCACTCCCACCACCGGATCCGCGCATTCAGGACGATCGGCGGGTCGCCACGCTCGACGGCTGCCAGGAACCGCGCCTTCAGCTCGTCCAGGTCCTCTTGGGTGAGGTCGTGAGCCTGCAGCCAGAGCGGCGGGACAAGCCAGCCGTCGGGCTTATCTGGGGTCGTCATCGTCATCGCCTCCGCCTCCCATGATCGCCGCGTTAAGCTCCGCCAGCGACGTCCGCTCCTGCAAGATCGCGATACCCAGCCTCGCACGGTTCAGCGCGCCAACGCCTAGCTGGGCCTCGCACTGAGCCGCCACACGGATCGCCTTGTCCGCGATCCCGTAATACGGCGACTCCACCGCCTGGCCCATGGAACCCTTCGCAATCGGGTTCGCGTCCGCCAGCTCCAGGCTCCGCGCCGCCCGGTCCACCGCGTCGGCCCACCGGAGCAGCACCGGACGGTCCACCGGGGTCAGGGCCGTGGCCACAGGGTCATCCCACAGCGCCGCCCACGCTCGCTTCGTCTCCAGGCGCCAGGCGGGCGAGCGCTTCGGCAAGACGAACTTCGGCAGCGACGAGGCAGCGACCTCCGTGCGACGGCCATTGCGGCGATCCACGGCCATTCCGGGCGCTTTTTTGGTCCTGGGCATCGATAATCCTCAAAAAACAGGCCGATTTGGTACCACGGCAAAAGTTTGAGGCGGTAGCGGGTGATAAGGGCCATACCGCTTAAAGAATGACATAACGGACATAACGCGCTCTCGTACAGCCCGTGGCGCTGGGCCAGCAGATGGGCACCAGCCACGGTGTAGCCGATGGCTGGTGCGATCTCTTTCCATGGGACGCCCTGCGTCCTCAGCTCGACCGCCCGCCTGCCGAGGCTCGCCATGCACTTGGCGCAGCGGCTCTGCTTGTAGCTGCGCTGTGCGAACTGGACGCTGCAATCGGCGCATGCTGCCATCCTCGCTGGCTTGGGTGCAGGCTTCGGCTTCGCCACGATGATCTTCGGCGGCGGTGGCATGAGTGCGTCCGGGACCTGTGCCCACAGCGTGACCGGTCCTGCGTAGTCGCTGCCGTCTTTGGGCCGCTTGAGGTTGCATAGCTTGCAGATGATGCGGACGTTGCCGTGGGTGTGTGTTCCGCCCATGCAGATGGGCACGATGTGGTCTAGCTCTTTGCTGTTGGGCTTGCCTGGCTTGCCGGTCATCCACGTCTTGCATAGCGGGCATTTGCGGGCGCGGCGGTACATCGCCTTGTCCTGCTCCACCGTGATGTCGCTGCGCTTCTCCGCTGACCGGCGCACTCTGGCCTTGTGCCGGTGGTAGTCGTCGCTGCTGTTGTGCTTCTGTTTCGAGCAGGCGCTGCCGCATGTGGATGCGTTCGGGTGGCGTGCGATGAACGGCCTGGTGCAGATGGTGCAGTTGCGCGGCCATACGAGGCAGATGTCTTTCCGGCCGCTACCGCGTCCGCCCACGTTTCCCCCTGTTCCATCCGGTGTTGCACTCGCTGTGTGCTGGTGCGAGGTTGGCGAGTTCGCTGGTGCCGCCGTCGCGGAGTGGCTTGATGTGCTCGGCGGTGATCTTCTGTCCTTCGGTGAACGGCCGCCCGCAGATGCAGCACGGGCGGCCGCTCCTGCCTTGTGCGACGATGGCAGGCCGGTTGCGCTGGTATTCGCCGTCGTAGCCGCGGTCGTTCGGCCGTGTGTTGCGCCTGGCGGTGGCGTGCTGCTGGCAGCCGGGGCAGCGCAGCGTGCGTGTCGCATCCATGTCGAACAGCACGCCGTGCGTGCCGCTGGTGACGCCGCACGCCGCGCATCCGGTGCAGCTGCACCACCGCTTCGGCACTACTTGCCGATCACGACGACGCGGACGTTGACAAGCGGGATGAGCTGCGACTCCCGATGTGCATCGACGTCGTTGAGGGCAAGCAGGCCCTCATGTACGTCCCAGTTGTAATCGCGATAGACGTGCTCTGTGCCGTCGAGCCAGGTAACGGTGATCGTCACTGCGTCTCGGCCTGCTGCGGCCGCGGCGGCACCTC